CGGAGCAGATATAGATCAGCTTAAAAAGAGTCTTGAAAAATTTGTTAAAGACGAACTCAGTGATATTAAAACTGACAAAGCCGACTATCGCCCAAAAAAGACCAATACAGTTGAGCGTATGCTTAATCGTGCGTTTACTCAAGTATTGTTTGGTGGCAGAACTGTTATTGAACCAATTGATTGTTTCATTAGTATCTTTAGCGAGAAAAAGAGCTTTGCTAATTTCTTTTTACGCAAGGCAAAAATTGAAAAAGACAAATTTATTGAATTCATTAACAAAGCAGGATTTGACGAAGAGGGCGAGGGTGAAGGCGCAGGTGGCAATCAACTTGAAAAAATGATTGTTCAATTCTGTACCAACCTTACTAACAAAGTAAAACAGAAAAAAATCGATCCCGTAATTGGTCGAGAAAAAGAAATCGAAGAAATACAGTTAGCTCTTGCTCGCCGAACCAAAAGCAATGTTATGTTGATCGGCGATCCAGGTGTGGGTAAAACTGCCATCGCAGAAGGATTGGCTCGTAAGATCGAAGAAGGTAAGGTTCCTAAGTTTATTCAAGGACATACTGTTTATAGTTTAGATATCGGGGCACTAATCGCCGGTAGTAAGTATCGTGGCGATTTCGAAGAACGCCTAAAGATGGTAATCACTGCGTTGGAAAAGAAAAAGAACTGTATTCTCTTTATCGACGAAGCCCACATGATGAACGGTGCTGGCGCAGGTGGCAGCGGCAATAGTAACGATATGGCCAATATGCTTAAACCAGCATTAGGTAAAGGCAATATCAAAGTAGTAGCATCAACTACTTGGGAAGAATTCCGCAAGCACTTTGAAAAGGATCGTGCTCTAATGCGTCGATTCCAAAGGGTAGTTGTTAACGAACCAAATGAAGCTACCGCTATTAAGATCATCAAAGGTCTTAAAAAGTATTATGAGCAACACCACGGTGTTAAGATTACTAACCAAGCAGTTATCGATAGTGTAAAGTATTCTATCAAGTATATGACTGATAAAAAGTTGCCAGACAAAGCAATTGACCTAATTGACTGTGCCTGTGCTCGATTTAAAGTCAAAGACGAAGAAAATGGCATTGTAGATCATGATGAGATTTTATTCGAAGTTAGCAAACTAACAGGATTACCTTTAGATCAGATCGCACAAAAAGAAAACAAGAATCTTAAAGATCTCGACAAGAACATGCGTAACAAAGTTTTTGGTCAAGAAACTGCTATCGAAATCTTGTTAGATAAAATCTTTATTGCTCAAGCAGGACTGAAGAGCTTGAATAAACCAGTAGGTAGTTTCCTATTTACAGGACCCACAGGTGTAGGCAAAACTGAAACTGCTAAAGTATTAGCTGCTAGCATGGGAGTAGAATTGGTTCGCTTCGATATGAGTGAGTTCCAAGAGAAACACTCAGTTGCTAAGTTTATCGGAGCCCCCCCGGGTTATGTTGGATTTGAAGACAACGCAGGTATGCTGATTACTAAGCTTCAGGAACATCCAAATGCTATCTTGTTGTTTGATGAGATCGAAAAAGCACACCATGATGTTGCTAATGTACTGTTACAAATGATGGATAACGGTTATGTTACTGGTTCTAACGGTAAAAAAGCAGACGGTCGCAATGCTATCCTTATCCTTACCAGCAACTTAGGTGCCGCCGATAATGATCGCAATGCTGTCGGCTTTGGTAGCTTAGAACGCGGTGACGAAACTGATGGTGCTATTAATAGTTTCTTTAAACCTGAGTTCCGTAATCGCTTAGACGGTATTATCAAGTTTGGTAAGTTGGATCACAACACAATGGCTAAGATTGTCAAGAAGTTTGTTGATGAACTAAATGGACTATTAAAAGACAAGAATGTTGCTGTTAAGTTGACTGCCGATGCCGCCGAGTTGTTAATTAAGAAGGGATTCAATCGTAAGATGGGTGCTCGTCCACTACAACGTACAATTGATGACATGATTAAAAAGCCTCTCAGTAAGGAAATCTTATTCGGCAGATTAGTAAAC